ATAGATATTTATAGCCATTATAGAAGGGTTTTATTGTCCGTATAAGATATAAAATATTAAAGATTATATCGTATAAGGAAAATAAGGGTAAAATATGGATATATATATAAGATTAAAAATATGGGGTTTAGAGGTGATAGGAAGTAGGGTGGATAGGGGTTAGACTGCTTAATAGACACCCTCTCACACCATTATACCTCAATACAACTCCATATTATTAATATTTAAAAAATTAAGAGAGCTTTCAGGTACTCTCTCTAACAGGCATCCCTAATCCCTGCACCCAAGTCTGCCATACTTGTTTCTGACAAAACGTATTCGGTAGCAAACCGACCTTTCAACGAGTGGTTATAAGCCACTAACTTTATTGACGTATCAGGTTATTACCTGAGTTTATACGATGGAATCTTGTCCTAAGGCTCATCCATTTGCCTCCATCCTTGTATTCAATCACAAACTACTATTTTCATTTGTGATGGGTTCGGTATGGTTTTCCACCCTTTTTATTTTTAATCAGATATTAAAGTTAGTAATCTCCTACCTTCGTAATAGATTATATCTACTACTCCAGTAGGAGAAACTAACTAACTCTAACACTTAACGCAATATATCATAAAAATAGCCAGAGGTTAGAATGTGTGATAATATAATTACTACATGGACGCTTTACAGACATTTACCACTCCCTCCGGCTATACAAACTACTTCATTTTTTCATCATCATATACTTTTCTATCCATATCATCATCTTCATACTCTACTTCAAGAGGTTCTATGTCGTTAATATATTGTATGATACGATAAGCATAGATAATCATTAGTACTCCACAAGTTCTAACTATCATATTGGCAATTAAATACTTGTATCCAGTATCCTCAATAGTTAGTTCTGCAAAGATACATATAAATCCTGCTGTTAATAGTATAGTTGTTGCTATTATTCTAAGTATTTTCATTGTTGTTATATTAAGTTAATAAATAATAAAGATAAATTGTTAGTTAATTATTAGCAAAGGGGAAGCAGGTCAATACCTGCTATCCCCAAAACCCTACTTTACTCCCCCTACAGCTTCTTTCTGTAATGCTACCTCTTCAATTTCGAAATCATCAGTATCAGTTGGGGCCTGACCACGTGGAGTACCCACACCTACTGATTTCAGGAAGCCTTCCAGAGCTAATCTCTTATTCGCATAAGAATTAGCACTCTTATGAATTACCTGACTGGTCACTTCTCTCTTAAGAGTTAAGAAACCCTCTGTAATACGGCTACCATCTTTCTCTGTTTTCATCTCCTGCCCAACTGATACCTTACCATATAACCTGTGGTTCGGATTGGTAATAGCTGGATGGTTTTCATCAATCTTGTAGGTGTCACCCTCTTTATGGAATGTGACATTACCTGTGACAGTACCGCCTTGCAAATCAGCCAATACCTCTAAGATTTCAGGGTCGTTCATATCGGTGACACTATCACTGATAAGAAAGCTATCCTTTAAATCTGTTACAAACTGGTCGAAGCTACGAAGTATTGCAGGTTTACCTGGAATACGAATAGCTACAACATTAATTACTTCGCCTACTTTGTTGTGGCGGATAACACTCACTTTTTCAATCGCTAAAGTACGCATGACTTATGGATTTAAATTGTTTAATACGACTGCGAAACTCACTTGGTAGTACCAAAAGTGGTACGGGGGAGTTCCATTCCCAAAACTTAGTAGTGGGTTGAAATGAAGATGGTTCTATCTTATACACACCAACTAAATTTTTTAATACTTTTATATACTACTTTATTATAATACTTTATTATACCCTAAAAATTCCTTTCTTTTATACTAATACCTTTTTATATTTCTATTACCCCTAATTTTTTCACCATAAAAAATTTTTTACTATAAAATTTTATACTATTATATGTTACTCCTATGTTTTTATATTATTTCTTACTACTATCACAAATAATTTTTATGTTTTTTGGTATTTTATTTTGATTTTTCCATATATAGTAGTATATTAGTTCGAGCATTTTTTTTTCATAGGTTAAGTTTTGGTTGGTTTGGTTTAGTTTGGGTTAATTTAAGGGGTAGTCATTGGGCTACCCTTTTTCTTATTATATAATGGTATAAATTCGGTAAAACTTTATTTGAAAATTTGTTACCTTATTATAATTTTATAACTTTGATTAAGTTAAAAATTAATAAGTATGGAGAAGAAACAGAAAAAACTAAAAGAACCGTTAGCAAAAGCAGAGCTAATATTTATAGATTTGTCTATTTATGATAATTCACCTAACGTACAATATATATCACCTACTAAAACTAAAGAAACATTTACAACTAATATTACAAAATGAGTAAAGAAGATAATTACCCAGATATGCTCTGGAATCAGATGCAAGAGTATGTCATAGCTTGGAATAAAGAAGCTAAGAAACAAAAAGTATCTAATGTCTATACATTAGAAATATTAGATGCAGATAAACCATTACAATCAGGTAGTAGTATTATTAAGAATTATAAAACATTACAATTAAGAGTAAATACTATAGATGGTAATTTTATTCTATATATTGCTCATGTTCCTTTAAAGAATATAACAGAAGCTTCTAGGAGTAAGTATTGGAAACTACAATTACTTAGGGATTTGATGTATCAGATGTTTACTAATTATACTATAATGTCCCATATTAATATTCTCAATAAGGAAGATGAGAAGAAAAAGAAAAAGGAACAGATTGGTAATTTGGTTACTTCTAATGGTAAACCACTAATGAGTGCAGTTAAGGATTAGTTAGTTATTATCTATTACTGGGATAATAATAAGAGATTATACTACAATAGAATTAAATGGGAATTGTGGGTTTGGTAATTAGTATATTGATATGAATGTAGATGATACTATAAGACGTATAACAAAAGAAGTTAAGATACAGATAGAAAAGAAATACCCTATAGAAATGAGTGAGGAAGAGATATTAGATGTAGTTGATTCTCAATTTAGGGGTACTGTATATGGATTAAAGAAAGGTCTTAGTATTAAACTACCAGTAATAGGAAGGTTTTTATTTATAAATAAATCTGATACCATTAGAAGGATAATGGAACTTAATAAAATTAAAGACTTCTATAGTGAAATAGAATTTGAGCAGAAGGTGTTAGAAGGTAAGATAGCTACTATACAAAGACATAAAGCTAGGTGGAAAAAAGAAAGAGAAACAGAACTTACAGTAGTAGATGTAGTTAGAACTCCTAATATATCTAATGGTAAGATTATATATGATAGATTAAGTAAGCTAATAGAAGAACAGAATGGAGAATAGAAGTTTATTTTCAATAGATGAGAATGGTTTACTTATAATTAATAAGAAAGAAACTAGAAGTATAAGAGAGTTTAGACTTATTATAGAAAGGGATAGAGGAAGTGTTGGTGATTCAGATGGTAGAAAGAAATTTCAATCATTTAAAGAGTTTAAATATATATATCATGTAGTTGACCCTAAGTCTATCTATAGAGATTTACCAATTAAATTAAGAAAAGCTAAAGCTAAAGAAGAAGCAGAGTTAGGTAAAGATTGGAAAGAATCTATATTAATAAAAGAAGCTATATTAAAGTATGAAGAAAGTCGTAAACTAACTGGTAGTGAACACGCTTATTATAATGCTAGTAGGGGTTTATATTCTATAGGGGAAGATTTAGCTTTGTTTAATGAAGCTAACTCTAGGACTAGGGCTAAGATAAATAAACTTAAATTAGAATTAGAAGATGATAGTATAACTCCTGACCAATTAGAATCTAAAGAATATATGCTTGATAAGCTTACTGAAAATCTAAGTAAGAATACACAAGAAGTAATTAAGTTAAGTGGAATTTTACCTAATGCTTATAAAGCCTTAGAAGATTTATATGAGAAAATGAGGAAAGAACAAGAAGGTAAGAAGAAACTATATGGTGGTGGGGAGCTTGGTAGTCGTGAGGATTAAAGATATGAATACAATAATACAATCTGATATAATATTTGACCCTACTTCACATACTTATTTACGTAAAGGTAAACCCTATATTTCATGTACTACTATAGTTAGTAAGTTTAAGAAACCTTTTAATAGAAGGTATTGGGCTATGTATTCTACCTTAAAAGAAACATTTCATTTAAGAGTAAGAGCAGAAGAAGAATATGAAATCATATATGTAAATAATACACCACATTCTTTAGATTCTTTATATAGTATAGAGATGTATAGAGAAGGGTGTAAAATGATGAAAAATGGTTGGGATGATACTACTAAAGTAGCTTGTGATAGAGGTAATAAGATACATGATTATTTAGAAGGTAGTGTTAATGATAGTAAAAATGATAGTGAAGGGGATACGAACATTACTATTAAACCTCTTACTGGGGAAGAAATCCAATTCTATTCTAGTCAACATGATTTAGATAAAACTAATCTATTATCTATATTTCCTAAGATATATCATACTTTACTATATTATATTAATACAGGTTGTACTATATATGCTGAAAAGAAAGTATATATAGATGAATACGAAGTATCTGGTATGATAGATTGTTTAGTAGTTAAAGGTAATAAGTTTTTAATTATTGACTGGAAAACCAATAAAGATATTATACACTTTAAATCAGGGTACTATAAAAAAGAATTAATAAATGGTAAGTATATTAAAACTAATCAATGGTTAGATAAACCAATGCCTATGTTATATCCTCTTACTTATTTAGAAGATTGTAAAGGAACTATCTATACACTACAAGTAAGTTTGTATGCTTATATGTTGGAAAGTTGGGGGTATGAACTTATTAATAATGGATTATTGATATATCATATAAGACCTAATGAAGAACCAGAATTATTGAAAGTTCCTTATATGAAAGAAGATATTAGATTAATGTTAAATTATTATAAACAAAACTTAGTAGCATGATACCAATAACACAAACTAAATTACATACAGAAGAATTTAATGGTAATTGTATGAGAGCTTGTTTAGCTTCATTATTTGAAGTAGATATAGATGAAATTAAACCATTTGAAAATTATTTTAATGATGCTGATGATACTATATGGGTTAATATATTTTTAAATGAGATAGATAGATTAGGTTATATATATGATGGATGGTGTAAGTTAAAAGATATTGGAGATTATAAAGGGATAGATGGGTATTTTATGATTGGTGGGGAATCTCCTAGAATCTTTTCTACAAATAATATTGGACACTCTGTTATATGGAAGGATGGAAAAATAGTACATGACCCACATCCAGATAATACTGGATTAAAAACAATTGAAGAAGTATATTTAATACAAAGAAAATAAATATGGAAAAATGTAATGGTACAAGACCGTATTTCAAAACAAGAGATATATTAAATAAAATTAGTAAAGAAGCATTTGATGCTTGTACTCCTAACTATACTAATAAAGGTATAGGTAGAGTAATAGTATTTGGTACTGGTGATGATATGAGAGATGAAGAATATGTAAATACATTTTTTACACCTACTGGTATTAAAATAGTAAATAAAAGTACTTCATTTTTAAATCATTCTATATAATATGGAAAAAGCATTATTTCTTACCTTAGATAATACTCTTATATTTACAAAGAGTGGTCAAAAATATCCAGTTCATAGCAAGGACTGGATTATTAATGTAGATTTATTTGATACTATTAAAAAGTATTATAAAGAAAACTATAAAGTAATAATAGTAGATAATCAAGATAGTGTTGCACATGGTTTTGTAGATATAAGAGTATTTGAGGAAAAAATATCAGAAATACTAGAGATATTAGAAAGAGCCTGTAGTATAAAGAAAAATGCTGTATCCTATATGTTCTGGACTGGTGATAGAGATGAATATTATAGGCTACCTAATCCCGGTCTTATATATGAATGTGCATTAGAATATGAGTTAGATATTCCTAATAGTATTTTAATAGGTAATTCAGATGAAGATTATAACTTACATCAATATAGTGGAATTAAATATTATAAAGATATAGATACAATTAAGTAATGATTACTCCTACATATGATGATATACAAGTAATACCAGAAAGTGTTTTAAAAACACTAGAAACTAAAAAAGGGTTAGAAGATATTTCTAACCCTTTTAACATTATAGAAGGTTTAGCAGGAGAAAGGCTTTTTAGTCCACAAGATATAGCTTTTGTTAATACTTCTGAATTTAGTAAAACAGCACAATACTTTTTAAAGAATAAAGTATATACTAAAGCACATCCTATCTATGATAAGAAAGAGTATGATGCTTTTTGGGATGAAGAAGAAAGAAGGTGTAGGGAAGGTATAACAATGCCCGGGAGACTACTAAGAGATTCTAGTGGGAAGTATTATATGCAAAATATTCATATTACTGGTGAGCATTATGGATATTTAAACTTCTCTCAAATGAAAATGACTAAAGAGAAGAAGATAGTAGGTGGGGTATTAGAATCAGAAGATGGTGAATTACTAAATAAGGTAACTAAAGGTGCAGATAAATTAATTTCATTCCCATATTTCTGGGGTAGTGATTACTTTTACTTTAAAGCTAAGGATATAGCAAGGAACTTAGGTTTTCATATGGTAGTTGGTAAAGCTAGACGTAAAGGTTATTCGTACAAAAATGGTTGGATAGCTGCTAATAGAGCCAACTTAGTTAGAAATAGTTGTACAGTATTAGGAGCATTTGTAAGTGATTCTCTATATCCAGAAGGTACTATGACTATGGCAGATACTTATTTGCAGTTCCTTAATAAACATACTGATTGGAAGAAAAGAAGGTTAGTAAATAGAGAGGACTTTGTTAAGTTTGGATATAAGTTTAATGATTCACTAGGTATAGAAAGAGGTTATTTAAGTCGTATTATTTGTGTTTCCTTTGGACCTAATAACCCAGGGGCTGCTAGAGGTAAAGATGCTGACTTGGTAATGATAGAGGAAGCAGGTAAATGCCCTAACTTATCAGATGTATTAGATAGTACACTACCTACATTAAGAGACGGTAATTTGGTAACAGGACAAATGATTGTTTTTGGTACTGGTGGAGGTGAAGGTAAGTTATGGGAATCATTTGAACAATTATTTTTTGCTCCTAGTTCAGAGAATTTTATGAGCTTTGAGAATATATGGGATGAGGACCAAAAAGGTACTGAATGTGGGTTCTTTATACCAACAGAAGTTAATAAAGTAGGATTTATAGATATACATGGTAATAGTGATAATCAGAAAGCTATAGAGTACGAAAAAGCAGAAAGGGAAAAAAGAAAAAAACGTGGTTCTAGTAAGTTAAATGGCTATATAATGGAAGAGCCATTTTGTCCTACAGAAGCTTTTAGTAGAAAACAAGATAGTATATTGCCTATACAACAATTAGCAGAGCAGTTAAAGAGAGTACAAAGGGATGAAAGTATTAAAGCAGTATGTAAGACTGGCTATATAGTTAATACTAGTGAAGGGTTAAGATTTAAAGATAGAATGTTTGCTAATGCTCAAGAACAAAGTATGATGTTTGACCCTATTACAGATTATCCAATAGAAGCTAAAACTGATGTCAGAGGTACTATAGTTATGTGGGCACCACCATTTAGAGTAGATACTGCTCATGGTAGAATAGTTCCAGACAATCTATATAGAGCATGGCATGATCCTTATGCAATACCAAAAGAAATAAAACATATAACATCTAAGGATTCATTAGGTTGTACTTATATATTTGAAAGAAGTAATAATATAACCTCTGGTTTAGGAGATAGATTAGTAGCTAGCTTTACTGGTAGGAGAGAGACTACAGACCAATATAATGAAATTCTTTTTCAGTTATTGAGATACTATAATGCAAAGCTATTATTCGAGAACGATAGGGGAGACGTGTTCAACTATGCAAGGCAAAATAAATGCCTTGAACTTCTTGAAGATGAACCTGATATATTATGGAAAAAGGCTTTACAGGGGGCTAAAACAGGGCGCAAAAAAGGTATCCATATTAATGAAAAACGTAAAGAGGACGGTATTATATATTATAGGGATTGGCTATTAACTAAGAGGGGGGTGGATGAAAATGGAAAAGATTTATTAAATTTACATTATATTTATGATGAAGCTTTATTAAAAGAATCTATTAAATGGAATATGAAAGGAAACTTTGACAGGATATCTACAATGATAGTAGGAATGTTTGATATCAAGGAACAGTACCATGTAGATGTTAAGAAGCCTACTAATAACCATGCAGTAGGTAGTCAACATATATTTGATAGGGAGTTATTCTAATATGATAGATAATACAATAAGTATTAAAGATATAAATAATAAGAAACTATGTATTTGTTATTACATAGAGAACAATGATGATATTCTTAAATTAAAAGTATCTTTAATATCTCAATTAAATAATACTAATATAAAAGAATATTCAGTAATATTATTTACTAGTTTAGATATGTATAATATAGTTAAGGAGAGTTTTAAATCTATTGTAGGATTAATCAATATTATAAAGGTTAATCCTATATTTTTAAATCCCTTATTACTTATAACCCACCCAGTAATACAACAATATAAAGTATGTATTATATATAAACCAGAAATAACAGTATCCCATAAATTTGATTATACTAAATTAATCAATTATCATTTAATGTACCCTTTAATGTTTCTATCTAACGATAACGCTAAGGATGATTTTTATACTCAACTATTATATTTAAATAAGAACAAGATTAAAAATTCATTAGAATTAACTTTAAATGAAGTTAAAGAATTTATATTTAGTTGTTATTGTTCAAAGGTAAATAAGGAAATAAAACTAAAAGAATTAACTAATATTAAATTAATACCCGATACTAAGGTATTAAGTTTATCTGTTAGGTTAAGTAAGTCTCCTGTATTATATGAATATATTAAAGATATTATATATAGTGGTATTAAAGCATCTGATATAATATTAAGAGTATATACTGATGCTAAAGGGTATAAGATTGGTTCATTATCTTCTATTGGATTAAAATTAAAAACTATCTTAAATTAATAATCTATGTCAATATATCCTAAACAGAAATTAAGTTCTATAGACAAGACCAAAAGAGTTGGTACTGATAAAACTTGGGGTGAAGTTAATATAGATTATCTAGTGGAACAAACTTCTATGAATAGTGACCATGAGGAAATGATGCGCTTATATAGAGTAATGAGTTCTGAATTAGATAGAGAAGATTATAACTATGTTTTAAATCCTTTTAATACTAAAATAGATAAATATACTAGGTTTAGTGCTAAGTTAAGAAACTTTAATATTATTACCCCTATTATAGAATTATTTGTAGGGGAATATGGAAAGAGATTAAAGAACTATCAAGCAGTAGGTACTAATCCAGAAGCTCAATCTAAGTATGAAAAGGAGTTAGGTAAGGTTATGAAGAACTACTATGCACAAAAAGCTATTAATGGTTTAAATGCAGCAGGTATAGAAACAGGTCAACCAACAGTAGAACAACCATCAGAAGAAGAAGTTGCACAAGAGTTTGATAGGACTTATACAGAAAACCATATTATTACTGGTAATGAAATCTTAGACTATATCAAGTACGCAGAAGATGTAGATGAGAAATATGTTAAGATGTATTATGATTGGCTTATAGTGGGTAGAGCTATTAGTTATAAAGATGTTAATCATAATGACGTTAACTTAGAACCAGTAGATCCATTAGAAGGGTATTTTCCTAAGAATTATCAATCTCCTTTTATAGAAGATGGGGATTGGTTTGTAAGAAGGCAGTCAGTTACTCCTAATTATATATTAGATAAATTCCATGATAGGTTAAGTGAAAAAGAAGTAAAAGCATTAGATACATTAAATAATGATAAAGATTACCAATTAGAAGGTAATGGTTATACTTGGTTGCCTACTGCCTATATAGGAAATGAATCAGATAAAAGAAAATATAGTTTAAATAATGAAATTTCTGGAATTACTCTATATCATGCAGTATGGAGAAGTTTTCAAAAAGTAGGTATATTATATACTCAAAACGAATTAGGAGAAATAGAAGAAATTGATATAGATGATACCTACAAGTTAGATAAATCTAATGGTGATATTAAAATAGATTGGGAATGGATTACAGAAATTTGGGAAGGGTGGAAAGTAAAAGATTCTACAATAGGTGAAATTTACATAGATGTTAGACCCTTACCATATAATAGAGCTGATTTAAATAATGAATCAGAACAAAAGCTTCCTTATAATGGTAGGTATATGTGTAATAAAGACGGTGAAATACTTTCTTTAGCTAAAACAGGTTATCCATATCAGATATTATATAATATAGTACATTATCAAACTGAAAGAATGATAAATAGGAATATGGATAAAATAGCTATTATACCTATAGGTATGATACCAAAAGATAAAGAAGGGTGGGATGAAGAAAAGTTTATGTATCATAGTAGAGCTACTGGCTTTATGTTTGTTGATGAAGCTTCTCCTACTGCATTGGCTTCTATGCAAGCTTTAAAGGTAT